GTTAAAGTTTAAATAGTTTTGGTATAAGGGATACCGCGATACTTTAGTTGGACTTTCATAGTCTTCTCCTTAGTAACCAACCCCCGTTCCATGATTGGTTTTCATGCGTTCCGTTAGGAATGAACGGTCGTGGATCCCGTTGGCTTCTACTGCTTCGACAAGCGAGCCGCCATGTTTATTATGATGGTACTACACCAGAGCCACAAGAACTTCCATCAGTAGTATTACCAACCATTACGTTACAACGTGAAGCTTGGTTGGCCATAGTGTCATTATCATTATAAGGGATGAACCATCTGTCACCCGTTTTGTTAATCATATATTCTATTTGAAAAGTATCAGCACGTGATGCTGCTTTTGGATTGTAGATGATAGACATAATTAATTCTTTTTAGATTTAGCTTTACGAGTAGCCTCTTTTACTTTCCCTCTTAATCCATGCAGATATCTTAACTCATGTGCTCGTATAGCATCTTTTTCAGGTTGAGTTAAAGGTCTACCTAAATCTTTTGAGTATGAGTTGTAAGCTGCTTTAATCCTTGCTGTAGTACTATCAGACATTTATCTACCTCTACGAGTTCTAGCTTGTGCTGCAGCTATTGAAAGTATTCTATTAAGATCCCGCCTACTTGGTCTGGAACCCGTATTTAACCTTTGGGGACCAGGTGCTCCTAGTCCAAGCAAGGTAGCCCTTCTAGCTCTCCTACGAGGGTGTCTACCTATAGGAGGTATTTGACCTTTCCTAGGAGGTTGAACAGGAAGTTCAATTGGAGGTAGTTCAGGTTCTCCCCTCCTACCTCTACGACTTGAGTTTTGTTCTTTTTCCCTTTCCCTTTTTGCCTTAGTCTTTCTCCTTCTCTTCTCTCTCGAGGTTAATGACCTACTCGATGCTAGTGCCTCTGATGCTGCCAGTGCTCCATATGCCATAATGATACTCCTTAATATTGTAAGTTTGGTGAACGTTCTAATTTGTCATAAACATCCTGACGATAAGCAGGATCTTTTTCATAACGTGGATCTTGCATAGCTTCTACTACTTCAGCTTGACTACGATATGCATCAGCTTTATTTGGTGCTGCTGTTCCAGTAAGCATTTCTCCTTCCACTCCTGTAGCATCCATGTACCTATAGTTTAAAGCTTGTATAGCAAAGAAGCAAGATAAAGGATCGCCTCTTTGCATAACTGCATCAAACATATCCATTTCACCTTGCCTGAGTGATTGTCCAGCCCATTCTAACATACCATTATAAGCTTCTTCTCCTCCTACTGACCCCTGTAGGCTATGTATACTGTCTTCAGATAGCTCTGCGGCTCCACCATTTTGATTATTATTACGATAATCAAGATATGATTTAGCTAATTCTCTAGGATCAGTTTCAAATAACTCTTTTACTGTTTCTTCAGATACATTTCTAGAACCAGCTTCATGCCATAAACGGTCTAGTATATCGACCGGTTCATCGGTTTCATCCTCTTCTGTTACCTCTTCTTCTACATCTTCAGGTTTATTATCACCTAATTTCTTTTGTAGTTCTATGTAACCTTTTTCTAAGTCTTCAGCATCTTTAAATTTACCAGCAAGTAATTCGTTCTGCTGTTCTTCTAAAGATTCTCCTACTTTTAAAGCTTCTTGTTCTTCTTCAGTGAACTCAGCTGCTTCTGGATCAGCAGGATTATATGTTAGTGTTGCCATTGTGTGTTACTACTTCTAGGTTTCCAAGCCCAACAGTTGTGACTTTAATAGGTGAACCGAGTTTGGGTGTACCTACAGGATCTCTGCGAGCATATTTCATTTTAGGTGTTGTAGGTTTTTCTTCCTTTTTTGAAAACACCTCTTGATCTTCTTTACTCAGGGGTGGGGTCACCTTGGACTTCCTGACTCGTTGGGGTCTGCTGGGTTTGACCTGCGCCACTAATCTCCTCCATTAATTGTGGGTTTTTTGTGGGATCCAACATTGGTGCTGAAGCTAACTGTGGCATAGCCTTAGTCATCTCTAAGCTTTGAGCTTGTTGAGCTTGTTGAGCCTGTTCTTGCTGTACTTCTTGTACAGTCTTAACAAGATTCAACACATCAATACCTTGTGCAGCTGCTAATCTCTTAACAACTTCCTCTGGATTAATGTATCTAGCAATAGCTTCTGGTCCCATTGTTTGTGAGATTGTAGTTAAATAAGCTGCAAGACTCTCACGATCTTGTCCTCTACCTAATGCGTTAACACCTGCTACAATAGTAGGTTTTACAACATCCTTTGGTAAACGTGGTATCTGTCCTGATTTTTGAAAGACAGAAAGTTTCCTATTTAAATATGGTACTAAGAACTCAACAGTTAGCAGACTAAATAAGCCACCTAGCTGTTGCTCTAATTCCATTTGTGTCATACGTACTTCTTCTGCAGTGGTACGTTCACTTTGTCTTACAGTAAGAATAAGGAAAGCTTCAGACAATCTTCTTTCAAGTTGTTGAGACATTTCATATGCTGTTTTAAAATCAGCAGTCTTTCCTACCTGTACCACACCGATATCATCGGGTCGTCCTTGAACGATAGCTCCATTACCTGCAGCGGCAAGGGTTTGTGGTTTAGTGGTACTACTTGGTGACACAACAAACACAACCTTAGCTGCAGCTGCTGAGCCTTCTACGAGAGCTTGAGATAAACCTTCTAAGGATCTAAGATCACCCATGAATTGTTCAACTCTACCTCGACCCCATACTTCACCATCAACATTATTAAAACGAAGAGCTAACCAGGGATTAGTATCTAAAGGTGCTTTACCTATAGAACCAGGTACGATTTTATCGTATACTTCCTGATGCCATATAACCCTGTTGTTTTCTCTCTTGACATGTGTGTACACATCACATTCGTTTCTATCGTGGCTGGTACCATCTTCTCCAGGTGGGTTCACATCCGTAGATTGCTGAGCCGCGTATTCTGGAAAATTTTTTTGTAATAATTTTTTGTTAATTCGTTCTTTGGTGACTAATTCTATCACATTACCGTTGCCATCTCTTTCTACAACATAGCGATTCATAGGGAACATCTTAAGTCCTTTTTTACTCATAAAGATTAGAGCATTACCAGCTACAACTAAGTGTTGTAAAGCTTGGTGTACTACAACTCTATCATCAGAAGCTGCAATAGCTTCCATAATAGTCCTCTCTATTTTAGCAAAAGATAAATCTAATTCAGATTTAACTTGTGGATTAGAACCTAATTCTCCAAGTTGTGTTTCATCTACCTGTAATTTAAAGAAGCTGGTTTGAGGAGGTAGTAGAGCTAACATCAATTTTGATGCTAGAGTTACTACCCCCTTTGCGCCAACGCTTTGCCATGGTGTAGGTAGGGTACGTGCACCTCTTGAGATATCATCATCTTGACGTATTAAATACGGAAGAGTCAGACGTGCTGCCGATTCTGCTGAGCTGAGAAATTCTGAACGATCACTTGATAAATAATCATACCTAGATTTAGCAGTCATTAGATATTAATTCCTTGAATTTTTAATTGCTTTCTACTTAATTGTTGAGTACCTTTTTTAGCTGCACCGGTCTTATACTTCTTAGAACGCTCTGGTCTTACTCCTGTAGCAGATGTGCCATACAATGCACTTGAACCAGCAAGTGACATTCCAGCTGCTTTTGTCTCTGGGGTCTCTACATTTACTGTAATCGGCTCTGTCTTGCTTATACCTTCGATCAATTTATTCCAATCTATATCGTCGCCTGTTTTAACTCCACCTACTACCTCACCATCAACAGGTAAAGTACCATTCCCATATGTAGATCCACCTTGTTGACCGTAATCAGTTGGTGGAACCCATGTTCCGGTATTTTTATTGAAATCGAGCCATGAATCTATCTGTGCTTTAGTAGAAATAGTAGCATCCCTATCAAGGCCTGATTCAAACCTCCATTGATCTAACTTATCTGGGTCGGCGTCTCTATTATACCAATCATAACTTATACTACCAATACGTCCATGAGGGTCACGACCTTTGTATTTAAGCCAATTAGAACCTTGCGTTCTACCTGCACGCTGATCAATCAAAGGTATTAGAGGGTTGCTATGAATATCCAAAGGTATTTGGCCTTCACCCCACGTACCTTCTCCAGTACCCATAAGCGTTTTCCAACCTTGACCGATATTTTCACCGGGGTTATAAGGGGTTATATGTACCCCATCATAACCCTCTCCAATATGGTCCCATTCATAATCAGTACCAAGCTGCCTTTTGACATCTTCAACGCCTTGGTTATAGTACTTCTCTGCATTTGGAAGTCTTAATCTTATGCCTCCTTTTCTTTTGGTTCCTCTATCCCATGATGGCCTACCTTTATAGTCACCTGGTGACCACCAGTCTCTCATGTACCCTTTAGGGCCTCTTCCTGTAGCTGCCACGTAAGCATAGGTAGCATCTTCGTCAGACATTTTACCGGTTTGATTGGCTCGAGCTTGAAGTGCCTGTGGTATCCTATATGTACCTTGTGGTATGGTGCCACCGCCAGTATAGGCATCCCAAGCTCTACTTCTAGTAGTGTCATAAAGACCGCCTTCTGCTCCTCTAACATCACCACCCTGTAATTGACCTTGGTTTTGATTTAAGTAATTATAAAAATCCCAAGGCTTGCCACCAGCGGCATAAAATGTCATGCGGTCATCGCCTTGTATCTGAGTCCCTGCGTTAGGATTAGCTTTCCAATCACCAAAGTAAGCAGAAGGCTCATCTTTAACATTCTTAATTTTATCATACAGACCGCCTGAACTTTCTCTATTATCTTTCCACATAGCCTTTCTACCTTCACCTCTTCCATACCAGTCCATGAAATCTGTATAGCCTTGTTGTGTACCGCCTGGTTTGTTTCTAGCGTACTCTAGCCATTTTATCCAATCAGCACCACCGAAGTCTCCTTTATTTCCATACCCTCCTCCTTCTTTGTCTTTGGCTATTTCTGACCACCATCGATCAATAGGTAAATTGTTATTACTCATGGTTATCCTCTATTCTATTTTTAAGCCACTCAACAACAGAGCGTTGACCTGATTTATACATTATACTTGATAGTTCCTCTTTAGGATGTGGATTATGTGGTGGGAAATTTGTTTCTAATTCTTGAAGTATATACTTAAGATCAGGTCCAAGTAAAGCTTCAAGCGTAGGATGGGAGATTTGTGTTTGCATGTTCAAAGAAAGCTGGCATTCTAGCAGACTTAGTGGCAACAAGTTCAGGAGCTTTACCCTGATACATTAGGTTATCACTGGTATCTAGCCAGAATTTTTTGTCTAAATACTTATCATAGGTATTTGTACCTAAGGGTTGAAGAATCCAATTAATGGTGGCCTTCCTAAGTTTATCCAAAGATTGACTATGAGATAAGCCCAACTCACGACATACAAGGCTATTAGTGGCCACGTGTATTTGTTCGTCTCGACTGATGTCGGCGCTGACAGTCCTAAGACCAGCATCGCCATTAAAACGAAAGAAGGGAAGAAGTACGAAAAATATTGCACGCTCCGCTACCACCGCTTTAACAATTGTGTGGTCGGGATGTGCCTCCCACGCATCGCGTAAACGGAGGGCTTCGGCTTCGGCGGTTGGGTCAGTCCCAAGAGCGTTAGCAATGTATCCCAAAGCTTTGTCATGTTTAAGTTCATCCTTAGCGTTAAGTTCTAATAACTCCCTAGAGTGTTCGGGAACTTCTTTCTTAAGTGCTTCTTGAATAAATTCGCCAACTGGTAACTCCATATGACGTATTGCGAGAGCACGGTAGATGGCCTCCTCTGCTCCATGTTTTAATTCTCCTGCGGTGGTTTGAACAGGCGTCCAAGTACGACGCCTTTCAATTAATTTTTGGTATGGTGTTTTTCTCATTCTTGACAATCACATGTAAGGGGTTCTTTAATAATCCCCTCCAAGTATTCGTCAACGTCACTCTGATCTAATGCTGCATACGCATCGGTCTTATCTTGCACGTCACCCATTACTTGGAGGCTGTAGTATAAGGAGGTTTGAGGTGAATCCAACCACTCTTGCACGAACGCATTGTCGTATTCTACAACATCACTCCAAGAGTTGAAGCTGTAGCCATGAAGAAGTCCTGTATTATTTAACATTATCATCAGTTGATCGGCGACCTTTTTGTAAGCATCCCAACCAACTTCACTTGCGATTTCAACATCGCCATATTCATAAGTTTGTACACCGAATGTACCACTATCTCTATCAACAGAGCGTGCTATAGGCGGTGCTATTTCTGGGGTACAAGTATACCCATCTAAATCTTCGCTACGATAAGAACAACTAGCAGTAGGAGCAATAGTGAAGGCTTGCTCCATACTGTGAGATTTTGCGACAAGCTCAGCCGAGTAAATACCACGGAACAGTGCAAGCGCAATCTCTCCAGCTTTTGTTTCAGCATCTCTATATCCGTTGTTTACTTTCTCTAAAGCATCTCCGAATTCACTGTAGGTGACTTGATATCTTCTGAGGAGATTCGCGAGTCCAAGGCATCCAAGTCCGACTTGCCGGTCCGTTTCACTTGGAAGGTATTCTCCAGTCCCTCCAACGCCTGTTCGGACATGAAGATGGCACAGCTCGGACATACCCTGACTGTAAGCCGTTGATATGTCGGAGATCTTACAGGCACCGAGATTGACGTGCTGTAAGAGGCACGTTCCTCGTGATCGCAGGTATATCTCAAGACAGACGTTTCCATAGATACGGTTCCCATTTTTGTCCTCCTTTATTTTGTTAAGCCAGATGTCACCGGATTTGATTCCGTGAATGATGGCGTCTCTAACTTCAGTTCCGGCGTTGAACCAAGTTTCTTCTGTAAGGTCGAC